TACTAATAGTATATGAACAGATCAATGTACCAAGATGATGATGACAATGACTTTTATACAGCCAACGTAAAAGCAGTTGTTTATATTGAAAAAGATAACTCAATAACAGTTAAGTTCACAGGATTACAAAACAAAGAACACTCAGCAATATTTAGTTCTTGGTTAATGATGCTATTGAATATTGAGAATGCAATTATAAATGATTCAAAGTCTAAGGCGATTCATTAAATGACAAATATAACTGAAACAGTAATTAACAGCGGTACAATACAATACAAGATTCCATACTACCCAAGAGAAAAGCAAATTGAACTTCATTTTAATATGAAGAAATATCGCTGGTCAGTATTAGTCTGCCATAGAAGGTTTGGCAAAACAGTATGTATGATTAATCATCTACTAATGTCAGCACTACGTTCTACTAACAAAGCACCTAGGTATGCCTATATAGCACCCACCTTCAAACAGGCTAAGTCTATTGCTTGGGATTATATGAAACAATACACATCATTAATACCAGGTGTTAAATTCAATGAAACAGAATTACGATGCGATCTTCCTAATGGAGCTAGAATAACATTATTAGGTTCAGAGAACTCAGATGGATTACGAGGTATATATTTAGATGGTTGCGTTATTGATGAGTATGCAAACGTACAAGGTAAGTTATTTACAGAAATTATAAGACCAGCATTATCAGATAGAAAAGGATGGTGCGTATTTATTGGAACACCACAAGGAACTAATAATAACTTCTATGAATTATTCCAACATGCACAAGGTGATAAACAATGGTTTCATTATAAAGCTAAAGCATCTGAAACAAACATAGTTGATAATAGCGAATTGGAAGCCGCAAAGAAAGTAATGGGTGAAAAGAAATACCTACAAGAATTTGAATGCGATTGGATTGCAAATATAGAAGGTGCTGTTTATGGAGATGTTATAACTAAGATAGAAGATGCTAGGCAGCTAACAAGAGTTCCTTATGATCCATCACTACCAGTATCTACTGCGTGGGATCTAGGCGTGTCAGATCATTCAGCAGTTATATTCTTTCAACAAATGGGAAGAGCAATTAATATAATAGATTACTACGAAGAACGTGGTCAAGGGTTACCGCACTATGTTCAAATGCTACAAACTAAAGATTATGTTTATAAAGATCATTTTGCACCACACGATATTGAAGTTACAGATTTTGGTAATGGCAAAACAAGACGTGAGGTTGCTTATCAATTAGGTGTAAATTTTAAAGTAGTTCCTAAGATTCCATTTGAAGATGGAATACATGCAACCACTATGTTACTACCTAGATGTTGGATTGATATAGACCATTGCAAAAAACTAATAGATGCGTTAAGACACTACCATAGGAAGTTTATAGATAAGAACAGAATGTTTAGATCTAAGCCTGTACATGATTGGAGTTCACACGCTTGTGATGCTATGCGTTACCTTGCAGTTGGAATCCAAGAAATAAATACTAGACAATCTGCACCGCAAAGTGTAGCAGATAGTGATTATAGGATTATATAAATTATGGGATTCTTATCGCCAAAAATGCCAGCGTTGCCACCAGTGCAACCTTTACCTGAACCGCCTTCTAATAAATTAACAGAAGAAGAACAGGCAAAAATAAAAGCTGAACAAGACGAAATTCAAAGAAGAAGAAAAGGCAGAGCAAGTACAATATTAACATCTCCATTAGTTGAAGAAGCAACTACTGAGAAAAAAAGTTTATTAGGAATGTAATATGGGTGGTCCAATACCAAATCCTTTTCAATCTAAACCATCAGCTCCATCACCTGCTCCAGTAGCCGCTGCACCAACTGCTGCAGTAGTATCACAATCGGCTGCAACAGATATGGATGGCTCAGGAATTAAAAGAAGAAGACGTGGTAGATCTCCAACTATATTAACAGGATCTACAGGCGTTCAAGAAGGTGCAACTTTAGGCACACCAACATTGCTAGGATAATAAATGGCTGAAACAGATTTAGTAAAAGATCTCTTAAAGAGATTTGGAAAATTAGTAACACAACGTCAAACTTGGGAATCGCATTGGCAAGAAGTGTCAGATTACATGATGCCAAGAAAAGCAGATGTAACTAAAAAAAGATCGCAAGGAGATAAGCGATCTGAATTAATATTTGATTCATCACCATTACATGCTGTAGAATTATTATCAGCATCTCTACATGGTATGCTTACTAACCCTGCAACACCTTGGTTCTCATTAAAATTTAAAAATATAGAATTAGTAGATGAAGATGCGGCAAAGGAATGGTTAGAAGACTCAACAGAGAAAATGTATGAAGCATTTAACAGATCTAATTTCCAACAAGAAATATTTGAACTATATCACGATCTAATTACTTTCGGTACAGCAGCAATGTATATTGAAGATGATGAAGAAGATATTGTTAGATTTTCAACAAGACACATTGGTGAAGTTTACATATCAGAAAACAATAAAGGAAAAGTAGATACAGTATTTAGAAAATTTAAATTAACAGCTCGTGCATGTATAATGCAATTTGGCGAAAAGAATGTTTCTAAAACAACTAGAGGTATTGCATTAAAAGATCCTTATGAAGAAATTACAATTCTTCACGTTGTATATCCAAGAGAGAATTACGATCCTAGAAAAAAAGATAACAAGAATATGCCATTTGCATCTTGTTATATTGAACCAGAAAACAAACACGAAATATCTCAATCAGGATTTAATGAGTTCCCTTATGTAGTACCACGTTATTTAAAAGCATCATTTGAAATTTATGGAAGATCACCTGCAATGACTGCATTGCCAGATGTAAAGATGTTAAATGAAATGTCTAAGACGACAATCAAAGCAGCTCAGAAACAAGTTGATCCTCCTTTATTAGTTCCTGACGATGGATTTATTTTACCAGTAAGAACAGTACCAGGTGGTTTAAATTTCTACAGAGCAGGAACTAGAGATAGAATTGAACCATTAAACATTGGTGCAAATAATCCATTAGGTTTAAACATGGAAGAGCAAAGAAGAAATGCTATTAGAGATACGTTTTATGTAAATCAATTAATGATGCAATCTGGTCCACAAATGACTGCAACAGAAGTTGTGCAACGTAACGAAGAGAAGATGAGATTACTTGGTCCAGTTCTAGGAAGATTACAATCAGAATTATTAAGACCACTCATTGATAGAACTTTTGCAATATTACTTAGAAAGAAATTATTTAAACCAGCACCAGATTTTTTATCAGGTGTAGATATTCAAATTGAATATGTATCACCACTTGCTAAAGCACAAAGATCTTCTGAACTGCAATCTATTATGAGAGCTATAGAAATATTTGGATCACTTGCACAAGTATCACCAGTATTTGATCATATCAATATTGATAATCTAGTAACACACTTAGCTGACATCGTTGGTGTTCCTGCTAAAGTATTAAACTCTAAATCAGAAGTTAATGCGATTAGACAACAGAAACAACAACAACAAGATCAACAAATGCAAATGCAACAAATGCAACAAATTGCACAAGCTGGTGGAGCTGTAGCACCTTTAGCAAAAGCATTACCTGAGGAGGCTAGAGCTTTAGTAGCACCACAAGAATAACAAACGAAAGGAAAATAAATGGAAGATCAAGTAAATAAATTAAAAGAATATTATAAAATGGTTTTTGAATCTGATGATGGCAAAATTGTCATGCAAGATTTAGAAAAGAGATGCCACTATAATGTTACCACCAACATAAGAGGTGATAGCCATGAAAGTGCATATATGGAGGGACAACGCAGCGTTCTTCTATTTATTAAAAACATGCTGCTAAATGATAAACTAAAAGGAAAATAAAATGTTAGAACAAGTACAGACAACTGAGGGAACTCAGCCTGTTACAAGTGCAACAACACAAAGTACACAGGAAACATCACAACCAATACTAAGCTCAACACAACAACCAACCCAACCATCTTCTGGCAAGACTTGGAAAGAGGCGATCTCTGAAGAGTATAGATCAAATCCAAACATAGAAAAATTTACTGAACTAGATGCGTTAGCTAAAAGCTACATCAATGCAGTATCTATGATTGGAACTGATAAGATTCCTCTACCAGGAAAAACTGCTACAGATGAACAGTGGAATGAAGTTTATAATAAATTAGGCAGACCAGAAACTGCTGATAATTATAAATTAGAATTTAAAACTGATGTTGCTCCTGTTGATGAAAAAGTAATCAAAGGCTTTGCACAAAATGCTCACAAGCTAGGTTTAAATAATAAACAAGCTCAAGGCATATTAGAGTTTTATAAATCAACATTAGAAGGATCAGCAAAAGAAATGTCAGTGAATATGGAAACTGCACAAGCTGAAGCTACTAATGCTTTAAGATCAGAATGGGGAAGAGCATACGATGACAACTTGAGAAAAGCTGCAAATGTTGCTCAAACTTATTTAGAACCAGAACTTCTTGATACTCAATTAATAGATGGATCTAGATTAGGTGATAATTCAAAGATCATTAAAGCATTTGCTAATATTGCTAATCTATTATCTGAAGATAAAATTATCGGTACAGAAGCCGAAAATATTCTTCAAGGTAGAGATGTTGAGAAAGAAATAGAAGAATTAACATCTGATAGACAAGGTGCTTATTGGAATAAAATGCACCCTAATCACAACAAAGTAGTTAATCAGGTGCTAGCATTAAGAGAAATGCTTAGCCAATAGGCTATTAATTTATTGCTTGCAATAAAAGCTATCTTAATAATCTTATTGCAATCAAATCAAAAATACTATATTGCGATTTCTAGGGAGATTTTTAATTAAATCTTCTTAGAAATTGTAAGACAATTCTATTAGAACCTTACTTGCCTGTTGGAAAGACAACCGACTAACAGTCGTTAAATGCAAGATAGCCTACCTCGGTGGTGGGGAACTTTCTGAAATAAACTTAAACTTAACTTAACAAAAGGAAATGACAATATGTCAAATCAAATAACAACTGCTTTTGTACAGCAGTACAGTTCAAACGTACAAATGCTATCTCAACAAATGGGATCGTATTTAAGAGGAGCTGTGGATGTTGAGTCAGTAGTAGGAAAGAATGCATTCTTTGATCAAGTTGGTAAAACAACTGCTGTTCTAAGAACATCTAGACACTCTGATACTCCACAGGTAGATACACCGCACTCAAGAAGAAGAGTTTCTCTTGCTGATTATGAGTGGGCTGATCTAATAGACAATGCAGATAAAGTTAGATTATTAATTGATCCAACTTCTTCTTATGCAAAAGCTGCGGCTGCTGCTATGGGAAGAGCTATGGATGATGTAATCATTGCAGCTTTAGGCGGAACTTCATACACTGGTGAAACAGGATCTACTTCTGTTACATTACCAGCTGGACAGAAGCCTTACAGTGCATCACAAACTGATGGACTAACTGTTGTAAAACTTTTAGAAGCTAAAAAAATATTGGACTTAGCAGACGTTGATCCTAGTTTACCTAGATTCATCGTTGTTAGTCCAAAACAAATTAGCGATTTATTAAACACAACTGAAGTTAAATCTTCTGACTTTAACACTGTTAAAGCTCTAGCTCAGGGACAATTAGATTCGTTCCTAGGATTTAAGTTCATCGTGTCTAATAGATTAAAATTTGACGCAACAAATACAGACGACAGACTATGTTATGCATTTACATCAGACGCTATTAAATTAGCGGTTGGTCAAGATGTTCTAGCTAGAATTGACGAGAGAGCTGACAAATCGTACAGCACTCAAGTTTACTACGCTATGAGCATTGGTGCAACTAGAATGGAAGAAGAAAAAGTTGTCGAAATAGCTTGCGACGAATAATAACTAACTAAATAGGAGAAAATATAATGGCTACATTATACTCAAACCAAAAAACCAAATGGTCGCAAAACGTACCTTCTGAAAAGATTGATACTAATGAACTAGGTGGAAGAATGAGAATTGCATTTGCTGATATTACATTAGCATCTGCACAAATCGGCGACGTAGTAGAATTAGTTAACCTACCCAATGGTGCAAGAATCATTGATGGTTATTTAACTAACGCTGCATTAGGTTCATCTACAACTTTATCAGTTGGAAATGCTGCCTATAAAAATGCTGCAGGAACTGTTGTTGCTGCCGCTGCTGCTGCTTACTTAGCTGCAACATCTACATCATCTGCTGCTAGAACAGACGCTTTTGCAACTATTGCATTAGGTGCAGGTTCAGTAGTAAATGCTAATGAAGATGGTTTACCAATTACAGCTACGTTAGCTGGTGGTGCCGCTTCAGGAGTAGTTCAAATTGCTGTAAGATACGTAGTAGATTAATACTACTTTTAATAGTGGGGAGTAAAATCCCCACTATGTCTAATGAAAAAAACAAACGAAATAAAAACCATTTTACATTTACAAAATAAAGATTATATCTATCGCTATGTTCTAGTTGATAGATTTAAACATACATCAACTGCACATCATGGTTTTGATAAAGATTTAGAGCTTACAGAAGCTGAGATCTTTGCAGCAGTAAAACCTAGACAATTAAGACGTAAATATATTATAAAGAAAGATTAATATGGCATCAGTAGTAGAAATTTGTAATGGAGCTTTAAATCAATTAGGTGCATCTACAATCTTAACACTTACAGAAGATTCTAAAAATGCAAGACTTTGCAATGCTAGATTCTTAAATGTTAGAGATGCTTTATTTAGACATCACCCTTGGAACTGTTTATTAAAAAGAGTTCAACTACCAGCTGATACAGAAGCACCAGCTTGGGGATTTACAAAACAATTTACACTACCATCAGATTGTTTAAGATTAATTAAAATTTTAGATTACGAATCTGATCACGTTGTAGAAGGTAGAAAGATTTTATCTCATTCTTCTTCTATGAAAATATTATACATATCAAGAGTTGAAGATCCTAACGAATACGATCAATTACTAAGAGAAGTTTTAAGTGCTGCGTTAGCTGCTGATATTGCTTATGCAGTAACTTCATCTAATCCAGTAGCTACGCAAATGTATTCACTGTATCAAGAAAAATTAAAAGATGCTAGATTTGTAGATTCAACTGAAGGATATAACACAGATCAAGAAATGGGTATGGCATCTGTAGTAGATTCAAATACGTTTATCAACTCTAGGTTTTAAAAACCATGGCTAGAGTTGCTGTTCAATTAACAAACTTTACAGGTGGAGAATTATCACCACGTTTAGATGGTAGAAATGATCTAGCTAAATACGCATCTGGTTGTAAGACTTTACAGAACATGATTGTTTATCCTCATGGATCTGCAGCAAGAAGACCAGGCACAACATTTGTAGCTGAAGTTAAAACATCATCAGCATTTACAAGATTAATACCTTTTGAATTTTCAACAACACAAACTTATATTTTAGAATTTGGTGATCTTTATATTCGTTTTTATAAAGACAGTGGTGCAATATTAGAAGCTAATAAAACAATCACAGCAATTACAAAAGCAAACCCAGGTGTTGTTACATCAGCATCTCATGGTTTCTCTAATGGAGATACAGTTGTTATATCTGGTGTTGTAGGAATGACACAAGTAAATGGTAAAAGATTTACAGTTGCTAGTGTTGCAACTAATACATTTCAATTAAAAGATATAGATGGTGCTAATGTTAATACAACTTCTTACACAGCATATTCATCAGGTGGTATTGCAAATAGAGTTTATACATTAACAACAACTTATGAAACAGCAGATCTAGCAGATTTAAAATTCGCACAATCAGCTGACGTTATGTACATTTGTCATCCTGATTTTCCACCAAGAAAATTATCAAGAACTGGTCATACCTCTTGGACTATTACAAATGTTGATTTTTCTAATGGACCATTCTTAGATCATAATATTACAACAACAACCTTAACACCATCACATAAAGGAGTTGGTCAAACAACAACAGTAACTGCATCAGCAGTAACTGGTATTAATGATGGCAATGGTTTTACATCTGGTGATATTGGAAGATTAGTTCATTTTGATGAGGGACATTTTAAAATTACATCTATTACTTCTACAACAGTTGTTGTTGGAACTGTTATTAAAGATCTTGCTAAGACCACTGCAGATACAGACTGGGCTTTAGGTGCGTGGTCAGAATATACAGGCTATCCTTCTTGCGTAACTTTCTATGAACAAAGATTAGTATTTGCAGGAACTGAACATCAACCACAAACTTTATTCTTTTCTAAATCTGGTGATTATGAAAATATGGATGATAATTATCATGGTACAGTAGCTGATGATGATGCAATCATTTATACAATTGCTTCTAACCAAGTTAATGCAATTAGATTTTTATCTGCAACACGAACATTAATTGTTGGTACAGTAGGTGGTGAGTTTTCAGTATCAGGTGGTGGTACAGATGATCCTGTAACTCCAACAAACATTCTTATTAAAAAACAATCTAACCATGGCTGTGCAAATATAGACGCCATTCCAGTAGGTAACGTAACTCTATTTTTACAACGTGCTAAAAGAAAGATTAGAGAACTAGCTTATAACTTTGACGTTGATGGTTATGTTGCACCTGACATGACTATTCTTGCTGAGCATATTTCAGAATCTGGAATTAAATCTATGTCTTACCAACAAGAACCTAATCAACTTATTTGGTGTGTAAGAGAAGATGGTAGATTAGTTTGTTTAACTTATCAAAGAGAACAACAAGTTGTTGCTTGGCATCAACATATATTTGGTGGTGCATTTGGAACTGGTATTGCAGTATGCGAATCCATAGCTACCATTCCTACAGATGATAAAGAATATCAATCTTGGGTTATTGTTAAACGTACCATTAATGGTGTTACAAGACGTTATGTAGAATATATAAATCAATTTGATTTTGATGAAACAGACAATACAAATTTTAATTTCTTAGATTCACAACTTGCTTATTCTGGTGCAACTACAACTCTTGACACTACAGTTAATACTTCTGTAACTTCTATTATATTAACATCTGCTACTTCTTTTACAACTACTGGTACAGTTAAAATAGATAACGAATTAATTACTTACACAGGTATATCTACAAATACATTAACAGGTTGTACAAGAGGAACTAATAGCACTACAGCAGCTACACACACAGCTGGTGCAACTGTATCTCAAGTTGTTAATTCAGTAACAGGATTAGAACATCTTGAGGGACAATCTGTATCTGTACTTGCTAATGGTGCAACACATCCTGAAAAAACTGTAGCATCAGGTGCTATATCTTTATCAAGATTTGTTAATAAAGTTAAAGTTGGTTTAGCTTACACATCATTATTACAAACTATGAGAATAGATGCTGGAGCTCAGAATGGTACATCTCAAGCTAAAACAAAAAGAATATACAATATTACAGTTAGACTTTATGAATCTGTTGGTGTTGAAGTTGGTCCAGATTTAAACAATATGGAAACAATACCATTTAGATCTTCAGCTACTTTAATGGATAAAGCTATTCCAGTATATACTGGTGATAAAGAGATTGAGTTTAGAGGTAATTATGAATCTGATGGATTTATATTTGTAAGACAAACTCAACCTTTACCTTTAACAGTTTTATCGTTATACCCAGACTTAACTACAAATGACTAATAGATTAATTATAATTCCTTACAGACAAAATCATGGCAGATTGATTATGGAATCTCAAATGAATCACATGCTTACTCAAAAAGACGCATCATTTATTATTAAAGATAATAACAAAGAATGTATGGATTTAGAACAAGAGCATTTAGCATTTACAGGATTAATTAATGATAAGGTTATAGCTGCAGCTGGTATGAAAAGAATATGGGGTAATGTAGCTGAGGGTTGGTTCATTGCTAAGAATGATGTTTGGAATTATCCAATAACGATTGCAAAAGCTGTAAAGCAAAATATAGATTATCTTGCAACATCTAATAATATTAAAAGATTACAAACTGCAGTTCGTGCAGACTTTGGCATTGGTATAAGATTTGCTAAGTGGTTAGGATTTACTAATGAAGGATTAATGAAAAGCTACGGATTTGATGGTACTGATCATTATAGAATGTCAAGGATATATTAATGGGACTAGAAACAGCTTTAGCAGTAGGATCATTTGGATTAAGTGCAGCTCAAGCATCTCAACAAAGTGCAACTGGCAAATATAATCAATCTATTCAAAATAGAAATGCACAAATTGCTGATCAAGAAGCTCAACAAATAGAAAAACAAAAAGAATTTGATATACAAAGATTTGATAAAAACTTTGCACAATTACAATCACAAGCCACAACTAGAATTTTAAAATCTGGTGCAGATTTATCTGGAACAGGATTAAGAGTATTAAGATCTAACGCTGAAGAAGCAGAAGTTGAAAGAAATGTTATTGAATATAACTCTCAGGTTGCTGCATCACAAAGAAGAGAAGCGGGAAATTTATATAGAATACAGGGACAGTTTGCTGCACAACAAGGAAGACAAGCAGCAATGACAACTTTATTTAAAGGAGCAACAACATTTGCAGGATCATCTGCAGGTAAAAGTTTATTAACAAATGTTTATAATCCATTTAAAACTAAAGATTTAACATCCACTGAAGGATCATTTTAATGCCAAGAGATTATAAAAAAGAATATGAAAATTATCATTCTAGTGAAGAACAGAA